AACAAAGTCGGCGGAACTAATGTAAAGCAGTTCTATAAGAATAACAGCCAAGGACATGGTTCTGAAAAGAAAGGTACTCCTCCAGGAAAGAACGTAGGTGCTGACACAGGCGCTACCGAAAAGACTGGCGAAAAGAATACAAAGAGCCTTTTCAGTAAGAAGTAAGGAATAAGATATTGAAACCAATCTATCTCCAAGAACACTTAACATTCGACCAAGCGAGAGTGGTCGTTGAGAGCGACGAAAAAGATGGTAAGAACCTTTATATGAAAGGGATCTGCATCCAAGGCGGCGTTCGTAATGCGAACCAAAGGGTGTACCCAGTCTCCGAAATCGCTAAGGCTGTCAAAACACTCAATGATCAGTTGCAAGGTGGATATAGTGTTATGGGAGAAGTGGATCATCCACAGGATCTAAAAATCAATTTAGACCGTGTAAGTCACTTAATCACTGAAATGTGGATGGATGGACCTAATGGGTATGGCAAGTTGAAAATATTGCCAACCCCAATGGGGCAATTAGTGAGAACAATGTTAGAATCAGGCGTAAAACTAGGCGTCAGTAGTAGAGGAAGTGGAAACGTTAAAGACGACGGTACGGGTCAAGTTAGTGAATTTGAAATCGTAACAGTTGATATCGTTGCACAACCTAGTGCTCCTGGCGCCTATCCTACCCCTATCTACGAACACCTCATGAATACGAGAGGTGGCAATCAGGCATTTAGACTAGCAGGCGAAATTAGACAAGACCCAAAGGCACAACAATTTTTAAAAGAACAACTCGTAAACATCATACGAGGACTCCAATAAAGTAGGAGAATCACATTATGTTGGAAGTACTAAAACAATTATTTGAGAACAATGTGGTTTCCGAAGATATTAAGACGGAAATCGAAGGTGCTTGGACAAAACAGATCCAGGAAAACCGCGACCGAGTCACTGCTGAACTACGTGAAGAATTTGCACAGAAGTTTGAGCATGAAAAAGGTTTGATGGTCGAATCATTGAACTCAATGCTTGAAGATCGCCTAACAAATGAAATAGCTGAATTTATCGACGATAAGAAGCAGCTAATCGAAGCTAAGGCAAAGTATGCAAAGAAGATGAAGAAAGATGCAGAAGTAATGAAGGAATTTGTATTCCGTCAATTAAAATCTGAAATTTCTGAACTTCACGAAGATCACAGAACAATGTCATCTAATTTCCAAAAGCTAGAGCAGTTCGTAGTAGCGCAGCTAGCGAAGGAAATATCTGAGTTTAGCACAGATAAAAAAGCAGTAGTAGAGACAAAAGTTAAACTAGTTAGAGAAGCGAAAGCACACCTAAACGATGTTAAGTCTCAGTTTATTGCACGTTCAGCTAAGTTAGTTGAAGAAACTGTAGTTAAAACTATTACAAAAGAGATGGCACAACTTAAAGAAGATATTTCTTCTGCAAGAAAGAATGACTTCGGACGCAGAATCTTCGAGGCGTTTGCTTCGGAATACACACACAGCTACCTTAGCGAAAAGAGCGAAGTTGCAAAGCTATTCAAGGTTATCCAAGACAAGGATCGCCAGTTAGCAGAAACAAAAGCAAAGATTTCTAAAGCAGCAAACCTAGTAGAAAGCAAGAATCGTGAAATTGCTAAAATGCGTGACATTGATAACCGTAAAGAAGTTATGGGTGAACTCTTAGCACCATTAGGTAAAGACAAAAGAGCATTGATGAGTGAGCTTCTAGAAAGCGTACAGACACCAAAGCTTCGTCAAGCATATGATAAGTACCTACCGGCAGTTATGTCCGACGGTACCGGAACCAAGCAGGCATTAGTTGAGGCAAAAGAAATAACAGGCAATAAACAAGCAACAACAGTTACAACCAGTGCTGTTGAAAGCAATATAATTGACATCCGTAGACTAGCGGGATTAAAATAAGGAGTTTTAAACTATGTCACAACTATTAGAAAGCCGCTGGCATGAGACAAAAGAGGCACTTTTAGAAGGCCTTGGAGGTAATAAGCGTACAGTAATGGGCGTCACTCTCGAGAATACACGTAAGTATCTCGCAGAAAGTGCTACAGCTGGTGCTACTTCTGCCGGTAACGTTGCAACTCTTAACAGAGTTATTCTTCCAGTAATTCGTCGTGTTATGCCGACAGTTATTGCAAACGAACTAGTTGGCGTTCAGCCAATGACAGGTCCAGTAGGACAAATCCACACACTACGTGTTCGTTATTCCGACACTGTAGGAAGTGGCGACACAGTAGTAGCAGGTGAAGAAGCACTAAGCCCATTCAAAATTGCTGCTGCATATTCAGGCAACCAATCATCAACTGCTGGCGGTACTTCAACAGCAGCACTCGAAGGTCGCGCTGGAAACAAGATGAGCATTCAGATCCTCAAGCAGGTAGTTGAAGCGAAGACTCGCAAGCTATCAGCTCGTTGGACTTTTGAAGCTGCTCAAGATGCTCAAGCACAGCAAGGTATCGACATCGAAGCAGAAATCATGGCAGCTCTTGCACAGGAAATTACTGCTGAAATCGACCAGGAAATCCTAGCTTCTCTAAGCAACCTAGCAGGTACTGCTGTTGAAACATACAACCAGGCTGCTGTTTCAGGTACTGCTACATTCGTTGGTGACGAACATGCTGCTCTAGCTGTTCAGATCAACCGTGTATCTAACTTGATCGCACAACGTACACGTCGTGGTGCAGGTAACTATGCAGTTGTTAGCCCATTCGCGCTAACAATCCTACAGAGTGCTACAACATCAGCGTTTGCTCGTACAACTGAAGGTACTTTTGAAGCTCCAACTAACACTAAGTTTGTTGGTACTCTAAACAGTGCAATGCGTATCTATGTAAACTCATATGCAAGTGACTCAACTGATGTTCTAATCGGTTACAAAGGAACAAGTGAATCAGACGCTCCTGCGTTCTACTGCCCATACATTCCTCTAATGTCAAGCGGTGTTGTACTTGATCCTGCAACATTCGAACCAGTAGTAAGCTTCATGACACGTTATGGTTATGTTGAACTTTCAAATGCTGCAAGTTCACTCGGTAACGCAGCTGACTACCTAGGTAAGGTTGCAATCACTAACGGTAACGTTAAGTTCTCCTAATACGTTAGGAAAACTAAAAAGTTTAGCGGGTCGAAAGGCCCGCTTTTCTTTTGACTGATTGACAAAAGTTAAATATCTGTTACAATGTTCAATATGCAAGATCTCAAGATAGAAAATCCAGAAGATTGGCACAGAGTTGAGGATACGTTAAAAAAACTTATCCGTACTATGCCCGAATTCTACAACGATTACTATCGCATACGTAAAAATTTAGAAATTAAAATTAAAGAATTGTCTGAACTTGATATTAAAGTAAGACGTAGTGATTCTCTATATTATAATCAATTAAGAAAAGACAAATTACAAGAAATAAATGATATTACACGACTATTCTCCAAGATGTACTTGATAGCAACTCTTGCTAAAAGATAAATACAAGTACCACATTGGTTTATGGGGAATCCCAACCTCGTAGCCCTAGAACGGTTTAAAATAAAGGAGAAAAAAAATGGGTCGTCCGGTAAAAAAAGATGTGCTAGGTACAGAGGTATTTGGTGATTATACAACTACTGCGGTTGGTATACGTTGTGAAGCATATTTCTCAAGCAACCAATCAGATGTTTTTATTGTAAAACAAAAAGGTGCTAGCAGATATCTAGTACAAGATAAATCAGCAGGAACTACACAGGTAGCTAAACTAGTTAGTGGACAACCGGCAGCTGCAGGTGAGATGCGTATGGTTGGTTACACAGGCAGTGGACATTCTGGCTCAGTAACTATTCGTAGCTTAAAGAAAAGAACAGCAACTGACTGGAGCGATAATCGCTACACATGGTATGTTGAAAATGATAGCTCACAGGATATGATTCGTCTAACAGCGATTTAATAAGGTTTAATAACAAATAATGTCAGCAAATGTCGTAAGAGTTAACAGCGACTATAAGATCCAGACTAACGTCGGTGGTACCATCACGTTAGATACTGGATCAAGTAGTGGAACTGTAAGCATAGTTGGAAATCTAAACGTGCTAGGTACAACTAGCACGATTACAACAACCAATACTAATATACTTGATAATATCATAGTTCTCAATAAAGGCGAGACTGGAAGTTATGTCGGTGAAGGTATAGCAGGTATTGAAATTGATAGAGGTCCAACTAGCACTTACGGCAATGCACAAATAGTTTGGCTCGACAGCGAAGTTGGAACAGACCCTTATTGGGAATCACCTAACGGTTTACAAAAAAGTGGTGTGTTTGTTTTTAGAACTAAAAATGGCGGATTAAATGGTATTAGAACTAACTCTATCGATACAGCTGGACAAAGTCTTGTTTTAATCGGTAGAGGGACTGGTGTACTAACTGTTGCTGGAACACAGGATTATGAACTAAATGTTTATGACGATGATCATATTCCTAATAAAAGATATCTAGATCTAAGATTAGATACATTTGGTCCTAGAAGAATCGTACAGGGTGATACTTCGGTAATAGCATCTGATGATTCTATCTCAGGTGGTGTTAGCAATATACAAATGCTTGTTAATAATGTTGAAGTGGGTAATCTACGACAGACAGAATTTGATATATATAATCTTAGATTTTCAAGTACTACGATTGAAAATACTGCAAGTAATAATGATATAAGAATTGCAGTCAATGGATCGGGTATCTTGATACTAGATGCAACAACTGTACAAGCAAACGGTGTAGTAACAATTTTATCAACGACAGCTTCTGCAAGCACAACTACTGGTGCATTAAAAGTAGCAGGTGGAGTTGGTGTAGTTGGCGATATATATGCAGGCAGCATACAGGCTACTCCAATAGGATCATCTACTGCTAGCACTGGAACTTTTACAACTGTAGGTGCTACTACAGCAAACCTCACTACTGCAAATATTACTACAGACAATGTTACAACACTAAATGCTACAACAAGTAATTTAGGTACAGTTAGCACTGGAACATGGAATGCTACAGTTGTAGGTACAGCATACGGCGGAACTGGTCAGTCAGTATATACTAATGGACAGATCTTGATAGGTAAAACCAGCACAGGATCATTAGTTAAAACTACTTTGACTGCTGGATACGGAACTATTATAACAAACGGTGACGGTCAGATTACTATAGATTCGTTTGGATTAGGTGGAACTGTTACAGGTGTAACTGCCGGAACTGGACTAACTGTTATCGACGACACCGATGGAACTATTACTGTAAGCGGTGTACTAGCTATCGCAAATACCGGAGTTAGTGCATCTTCATATGGAAGTGCATCATACGCAACTAGATTTACTGTAAATGCACAAGGACAATTAACTTCTGCTTCAGAAACTGCGATAGCGATCGATGCTGCTGCTATAACTAGTGGTATAGTTTCAGCAGCTCGCGGCGGATCAGGATATAATACATACACTGACGGTGATTTGTTAATCGGCTCCTCACTTGGTAATACTTTATTAAGAGCGAAACTAACACAAGGTACTAATATCACTATAACAAATGGCGGTGGTACTATTACTATCGATCATAATGACAAAGCAACTAATCTAAAAGGTGGAAACGGTACAACGCTTTTAGGATCTATTCCATATCAAAGTGCTACTGATACTACTACATTATTAAGTCCAAATACCACAACAACTAAGAAATTTTTACGTCAAACAGGTAACGGTACAAATGGTGCAGCACCAGACTGGGATACAATAGTTGCTGGAGACTTGCCTAGTACAATTAGTCCTACTACGGTATTAGTTGGATCACAGGCTAATACTACACGTTTTCCAAGCGCACAAGTTGCAATATCAACTGTGTCAGCAGGTATACAGCAAAATGAAACTGCAACTAATATCGGAATAATCTCCGAAGCTGTAGGCAGTGGCTCAAATTACGCTGTTGGTGTGTATGGCGTTGGTTATACTTCAGCTGCACTTCGCGGAACCGGAGTAACCGGTGAAGCACACGTATCAGCAACAGGCGATACCGCTAGTGCAATCGCGATTAGAGGATATTCAAACGATACACATAGCGGTGGGCTTAATGTTGCTCTTTTTGCTGATGCTAGCGGATCAGGTATTGGTAATTATGCTTTATATGTAAATGCTGGTAACATCTATACTGGATCTGCACTAACTTAGTATTTGAATGGTAATTTAAC